TCTTTTTCCAGTCCTTCTTCAATACTTGGAATACGATAGAATCATGAACTGTCAACCTAAGATCAAAACCCGCTTTGTGACACCTTAAGATGGTATAAAGGGTAATATCTGAAGCAGAGGATTGTACGGGGAAATTATATCCCTGCGTAATACTCTGGAAATACCTTGTTCGACCAAAGGGGGTAGTTAAACTACCTGATTCTCGGAAGGATCTCTCGCAGTTTCGTTGATATCGTTGAAGGTTGGGATATTTCTTCACGCAGATCTCTTGCCATTCCTCAGCCTTGGCAATTGATACGCCAAACTTGATTGCTATACTACGTGCTGATCTTCCATAAAAGGTTCCAAAAACAACTGCTTTGGCTTGCATTTTCTTGTCATAATCAATCTCTTTTGCCTCCGGGTAAATACTTCTTGCCATCTCCTTATGTATATCTCTTCCTGATTGAAGATCGCTAAGCATTTTATTTTCCTCAGCGATAATTGCTCCAACCCAAAGCTCAACTTGTTTTCTATCTGCTTCGATAAGCAGATAATCCTCTGAGTCGGGGACGAAGATTACGCGAACATCATTTGGCTGGTTCTGTAGGTTTGGATTCTTTGAGCTTAAACGTCCTGTTCCAGTTCCGTCGATGTTGTACGTTGTATGTATTACTCCTTCTTCGAGTCTCTCATGAATACCAAGAAGAAAGGTTGAGGCGATAATTCGATATTTTCTATACTCTAAGAGATTCTTCATTAGGTCTATATCAGGATGTCTTCCACGATCAATGTGGTATTGAATTGTCTCTTCTTGGGTATCAGATAAATCAAATAATCTCTTAAGTTGAGTAGGAGAAGAAGGGTTAACACCAAGGACTTCGAAGGGCTTTGCGGCTTCTTCAATAATTGGTGATAGCCTTGCATACATTCCTGCAAGCCTGTTTACATCGATTTTCATGCCCTTGTATTCCATTTTGCATAACACAGGAATCAAGGGCATAAGTAAGGAATTCATCACCTTCATCTGTCCTTCTGTAAGTTGAAGACGTTGAGCAAGTTCGACTTTTTTCGTAACTAAAGCATCCAGTGCTGCGTACTTAAGCATACGCTCTTTTCCCCAGGATGAAATCCTAGCCATTTCCCTCTTCGGTGGTTTATATGGTGGGATCTCTGTGTATTGAGCTCTAAGGAAGTCTAGGTTAGTTGGAAGATCGCTATGAAGCATTTGCTCAGCAGCTCTGGTGTCATAATCTAAACCTCTCACTTCGATTCCTTTGGCTAAGAGAAAGCTAAAGTCGAAAGATCCATTCTGTGTAGACTTTTGGATCTTCTCGTTTTCAAGCCACGCCTCAACGAGAACCCATCTAGGATCATTAGGTTTAAGATAAATCGCTATTGCTTGAGAAGGGTCTAAGCAAAAAGAGATACCGAGGATTTCTCCCTCTCGAGGATTTAGAGATGTCGTTTCGAGGTCAAAGGAAGTTGTTTGATTAAACATATCCTTCTGCCTGAGGAACTTCTCTAACTCCTGGACGTTGGGATCGATTAGGAATTCGCTTGGTTTGTCTTCCTCAGCTGTGACTTCCTTCCTGTGTAGAAAGAATTCTGTGATCTTTTTAAGATCTTTCACTGCGATAGGAATCCATTGTCTTTGCCTCATGACGAAGGATGGATGAACACAGCATAAGACTTTAGCTTCATAGCCAAAGAGTTTAAGCAGGGGAAGGAAGGATCCTCGAATACGTTGCGCTCCGCTTAAGCCAGTCAAGGCTTCGATTGCAGTATCACCTAAGGCGACAATCAACTCGGGCTTGAGTAGGTGTATTTCCTCGATAAGGTGAGGAAGACAGCATTCTACTTCTCTTGGGGAAGGCTTAGCATTATCCTCAGGAAAGCATTGACATACGTTCGTATGAGGAAAGCCGTCCTTCCATAGTCCAGCCTGCTTGTCTAGGCTAAACTGCATCTTCCCTGCAGGGCCAGAGAAAGGCCTTTTTGTCAAAGCTTCGACCTCTCCAGGTGCTTGGCCGACGAAGATAACTGGAAGATCCCATTCATCGGGGAGGTATATAGGAACCTTTGGTCTTCCTTTTAGTGTGCATTTCTCGCATATCTCGTTCATAGCTCTCTCCCTTTTTCTCGTACAGAAAGATCCACTTACCTCCCTGAATCCTCCGCTTAAGTTCAGGACATTGACTATTTAGGCAAACCTTAAATACCTTAAGCGGAGGGAGGGAAATCTCGTATTTATCACATCGATATTGCATCTGCGCCTTCTGTATTTTCGCCTTCAGCATTTATAGTATATTTGCTGAGGAGATAAATATAGGCTGCCGCTGCATATACAATGATGTCAAGAAATTCATTTGCCGCTTGACGATCAGAAAGTCTGAGGCTTTCCTTAGCCTTTTTCCTTATCTGATATATCGCTCCTATCGTAGATTGGAAGTCTTTAAGCTCTTTAACGATATCTTGCTCTTCGAAGGGTTTACCTTCGGCGTGCCTTTCTTTACCCTTTCCAAGGGAAGCCCTGTCTAAGGCATCAGCTAAAACATTGGTTAGAGATTTATAGCCTTCTGGGATTGGACTTGCTAGTTTATTCATTCGCTCTCTCCTTTAGGCTAATAATGTTTTCCCTTGCAAGTTTAACTTGCTCAAGGGTTAAGTCAAAGTAAAAGAACCCCCTGCCCTCAAAACCAAGATCCTTCGTGTGTATATGAGGACAGCCCTCTTTGATCCATTGATTGATGTCTTTACCCTGAATAGCGAGCTTAATCGGCATAGAAGTGTCGCATGAAGGAGGCTTAAAGCGTTTAAGCTCATCGATTGAGAGGCAACCAAGGAAATGACACTCTTTCATTTCATCGAGCTCTTCCTCCGTTAAAAGGGGCCGTACCCAATACGATAAAGCAAAGTCTTTCGCTCCCATTCGCTTAAGATCGTTTAACATGCTGAGCGATGAGACTACTACTATGGTTTGCTTTCTAGAAAGCTGAGAAGTCTCGAGGTAAGACTGAGTAATCTGTGCTGTCGACCATGCTGGGGAGTCTGGTGCAATGATCTTATCTGCGTTTAACCTTTCTGCAAGGACAACGAGCTTCTCAGGAGAGTCTGAGATCATTCTTTCGTTGTAGGAATTGTCGAGCCAGAGTTCCAAAGGAACCCTTTTGAGATAGTTTAAGTATTTGGTATTCAGACACAAGAGACTTAAGGTGAAGTGAAAATCTTGTAGGTCACTAAAATCATCTAAGTGATTTATAGGAACCTCAAAAGAGAATTTAATCATTTAGTTATATACCTCCTAGGAAATGTTTAAATACTTGTGAAGCTGAGCACAGTAGGAAAATCTTGGATGCCGTAGACAAAACTTTATCGCGTTGTCCATATTGTCTTGGATAAGATCCCATTCAGACCGATTACCTTTTATCTTATTTAAAGCGATGGGCATAAGGTAAAGGATAGCTTTACTCATCTCAAGGCTATAGGTTTGTAGGAAACTCCAAATAAGTTCTTCCCAATAGTCTAGGCCACATAAGAACTTAATTTCATTTGCTGCTCTAACTGAGCTCTTTAAAGCTCCCTCCGCTGTTTTAGGACTTAGAGCTACCCAGTCGAAATCTTCGGCTTGGAAGGCTCGAGTTCCATTTGTCTCAAGGTGAATATGTTTCTTTGCCTCTCGAAGATTGGAACACAGCTCTGTTAGATCATAAAGAGTTGGTTCTCCTCCTGTGATTACAACACGATCTGTTGCTTTACTACTTACCACCTTGAGAATCTCTGTGATTGACATCATCTTTGTCTTGGAAAACTCCGTATCACAAAAGGAGCATTTTAAATTACATCCTCCAAGTCTAATAAAGGTCATTGGAGTTCCGGTATACCTTCCTTCTCCCTTGAGAGAGTAAAAAATCTCTGCTACAGGATAAAGCATATTGCCTCCTTTTTGTTCCTCGGTTATAAAGATCTAAACTCGCTTGCTGTAGAATCTAAGAGTAAAAAGATTCCGCTTAAATAGGATGATACCGCGCTTGACCCTTCCGATTCAACCCCACGCATATGCATGCATAAATGTTCCCCTTGGATTAAGCAAGCCGATCCTTTTGGATCAATTGCTTCTTCGATTGCTTCACATATGAGGTAAGGTATCTCCTCCTGGAGATAAAGCTTGGAAGCATAATAGTCCGCAATTCTAGCAAGCTTCGATAAGCCGAGGACCCGCTTGTTTGGTATATACCCAATACGAAAGGTATACTTTACTGGAAGAAGATGGTGAGGGCATTGTCCGTAAGCTAAGTGGTCTTTGATTAAGATCATACTTGGCTTTCCTCGTAGAGGAAAGGACGTCATCTTCGGTAGCTCAATCCGTAGGTTGTCTCCCCACATTTTTGCGACTCTGGCGGGAGTGTCTTCGTAATTTGGTCCTTCTAATCCAAGAAGAAGAAGTTGTCGAGCGATTAGCCTTTCCATTTCTTTCTCTTTGAACTGGATTAAGTTAGCTTGTAATTTTGGCATATCCACCTTCTCCTTCTTGGACTTTTAAGCTGTGGATGGTTATTCCTTTAGGCAGTAGAGAAGTAATATCAATGTAGAGTAGCTCTGTGATATTCTCTACGGAAGGAATACGAAAGAATAAGTTTAAAGCTATATGATCGTATTGTTTAACAAGGAGCTCCTTTACCACACTAAGATCATGAAAGTCCATTATCATTCCATCATCTAGAACAGGACCTTGTAGCTCAAGTGTTACGCGATAAGTATGCCCATGCATCTCCCCACATTTATCATGCCCAGGGATAAAATGAGCAGCTTCGAAGGTGAATTCTTTTCCTATGATCATGATAACCTCCCTTTTGGTAGTGTATTGACAAGGTCGATCCCTACCGTTGATTTAACGTATAAGGCTTGAATATCTTTTGATTGGATTGTATAGTGTATAGCTTCTCTTGGTATAAAGACCTCATCAGGATTCCCTGGCAGGAGGGAACAACTCATTTGAACCTGATTATTTCCTGTAGAGAGTAGCTGAAATATTCTTGGCTTTTTAATCTCTTGGGTAAGCTCATTCCAAGGACCCAAGAGAAATATACCACTTGGGAGAAGGAACATATTTAACTCGTAATTATTCACCTTTTCCTCCTTTATTGGAGAGAATATAATTATCCTTTTCTCCATTGAAGTATTGCTTTATAGAACTATGACTTCTCCTCAACTGACCTGATAAGGATAAAGTCATGAGGAAGAAGGCACGTTCTTTGTTTGCGGCATATCGGTAAAATTTAAATATCTCTCCGTGCCAATTGAACGTGCCTTCGTAAAGATTCCTCATTGACTTCTCCTTATAGCGTAGAGTAACTTCTACCTTTTCCCTTTGGCCTTGGCAGCGGTGGTGCCCTTTTTGGGTTTCAAAATCATCGATTTGATCTGTGTCATTGATGTACCTTTATTCGACTCTTCTGTCTCGACCTGGATGATTACCTCAACACCGGAGCAGGCAGTCTTCAGCATCTCGACGAATTCGATTTCATCATAATCTCCCTGGGGAATTCGTTCGCCGGTAATGGTCTTGTAGAAGGCGTTTGTTCTCCACATGGCTTGCTCTTGAAGAGAAAGTGTTTCGAGTACGGTCTCTCCGATAGTACTGGGATCTCCCTTCTCTTTTGTCGTCGACTCCGACGTAATGGTGTATTTCACTGTTATCTTGGGATTACCTGTCTGCGATTTCCCGAGGAAGAGATCAGATATTACTGCCTCATAAGCCTCTTCTGGAAGAACTCGCAACTCGCCGCCTAAATCTTCTGGTACTCGAACCTTCATTGTGTAGCCTCCTATACTCGCCTTTAGCGAGTGGTAAAATTCGCCCTCGAAAGAGAGCGCTTTGTACGTTTGTTTAGAATTCTACGTTCATGACTTCTCCTAACAAACGCAATGATTAGTTAATGACATGAACCATATTGTGAATTTATCTTCAGGTGTTAATTTTCTGCCCTTAGGAATCACATAGACATTCTGTCCTTTAACGATCACTTGATTACCGTCTTTCTCAGCGCGGGCTTTTATTCTTTTCAAAGTACAATAATTACATGAAGTCAATTCACTCATGGTTTCTCCTTGATAAACTCCTGCATCGCGGGCAGGGATAATATTTTTAGTTCTTCTGGGTCAATCATTATTGATCTCCTTCCGAAGAAAAGTCGTATTCAGAGTCCAACTCTTCCCGATCTCTGATGCGATTTCTTTCTTTCAATCTTTCTAGCTCAGCAAGGATGATTTTCAGATCGTCAACGGCCTTGCAGAGTGCAATAGTTTTTTGATTTACACCAATATTAATCCCGCTTGGTCCACACCAAGTACAATACCCATTTCCGCCATCTTTAACCCACTCTTTGATTCGGTCTATGTCAGTCATCTCCATCTCCTTCCAACCAAAATTGAACCAAAGCCAGTGGTAAATAGCTGGATTTTGTTTTAAAGTAAGTCGTTTGGGAACAAGGCTAAATTTTACGTATGTTGCTATGCCTATTTCTATTGTTTTCATCACTTTCCCTCCTTCCTAACCCAAATCAGTAAGTCGATAAGGGCGTCTGTGGCGTTGGTGGCAAAGTACGATTTTTCATTGCTCCAGCAAGTGCTCCCTTTATCGCCTTGCAAAAGGTATATTCCTCTTGGCAACTCCCTCCATACTTCTGCCATCGAAGGGGCGGGGATACTAATCAGAAGCTTACATTGACGAGAAGGTCTTAAAACATATCCTATGTCTGAACCTGCATTTAGCCAGCAAAACTCCGTCTCCAATACAATCCCGGCATCCGTCAACCTCTGGCATGCTTCTCTTGATCCATAATTAAGCGGGTTCATACCTTCTCCTTTTTGTAAACATTTACTATCTCAGCATCCATTTTTATATACTCTTCAAAACAATCCTCACAGACATCAAAGCAATCATCATCGTCAAGTGGACAAAAGAGTTGGTGACATATGCAGCACTCAATCATTGCTTACTCCTTCCCTCCAAGCCATTCGTACGCTGCGTTACGAAAAAGGATTTTATCTATGTAAATATCTGGCGTCTCATGCTGTTCAAAATCACCATCATAATCAAGCGGCTCATGTAAGTAACGCTTAAAATCAAGCCACTCTTTCAACTTCCTCATCTCCCTCCACAACACAAAGAATCCGTCAGGGGTGGTGAAGTTGGGATTCGTTTTCCAGCTAGCATGATACTGTGTTTTAAGCCCACAATGACATTCCCAGTGTCCTCCGGCGGGCTCTTTTTTATCATCTATCCATTGGTAGTTATGCCAACATCTCCCATCAAACCCTCCACATTTCTGGATCTCCTCAAAGATGTATTGGTCGCGGGTCATACTAAACACCCCTCGATATAATCTTCCCGTCTCTGCATTTCTTGATTTAATCTTTCTATCTCGTCCAGGATGATTTTCAGATCCTCAATAGCTTTCTCTAAGAGATAACTCATCCCGATGGCATCTTCTGAGCGCCCGCTTGGTCCACACCAATTGATTTGGTCTATGTCGGTCATTTCTCCTCCAACTCCTTAAGATTTATTCCTCGCTGAAATCAAGCTCCTTATCATCATACGGCTTCGTTCGATCCAAAACCTTAAAAAACTCTTCCCTAGTCCTAGGATTATCATTCCGGCATAAAGGACTATAGTCACAGGCTCTGTTATACTGAAAACAGTTTAAGCTTGGATAGAAATCCCTAGCTATGATTCTACTATGCACTCCCTTAACACATTGCATAGTCCGATCCTCAAGGGAACGCTCGAAGAGAACCATCGTTCTTTCAGCTTGAGGTTCTTTAGTCTTTACAAGGATAGTATAGATTGTCCCGACGGGTTTTTGTGGCAGGACGTTCTTCATAACTACGTGTGCTATACCAGCCTGAAGCCCTTTCTTCAATCCCTGTAGATACATGGAATCCATCTTCGCAGCTGTCTTAAGCTCATCTCTCCATATTCTTCCGTCTGGCGTCTGAGCAATCCCGTCAAGACGGGTAGTAAGGATTGCTGGACCCGCATCCCACTCTAGTACTACTTCAGGAGAGAGCATTTTAACAGAGTCATTACCGTACTTGTTTATATAAGCTTGAACTAAGCGACCAGCTTCAAAGGCAATTGAATAAGCTTCCGGCTCAGTAAGCTCTGGAAAGGCCTTCTTCACGGCTAAGTCGAGGTTTTTAAAGCTATTCTTCGTTAGCTTCTCCTCGAAGTATAAAGCTCTTAGTCTATGCGTGACATCTCCAAGGCGGAGGTTTCTCGATGATACCTTAGGAACTAAACCTAAGCCAGGTCCTTCTCCTTCATAAGCCCAAAAGTACTTCTTCGGACAGGTAAGGTAAGTGTTTATCTTGGAATAGGAATACTTCGGTTTATTTACGCTTTCTTTTACCGGTAGAGATTGAAGTTTCTTTGCTTTTGCAGTAGCCTTCATATTCCTCCTTGAATATTTCTTTAAAGTCTGCTGTAATGTAGGTAGGGATGTCTCTTGATGAGCGGGCTTGAACGATTCGACCCGAAGGCTTTGTTTGGACAATAAAGGATGGATCCCCCTGCTTATCTACCTCAACGAAGCAGTAATACTGCTCTTCGACAAAACCTCCGCATTTCCCTCTCATTTGTCCTTCTACGAGAGGAAGAGTCTTGACGATGCCTAGGATATCATCTCGCTCAGTCATCTCGTGCGCGATCATAACAACATGCTTAAAGGGATGAGGCTGAAGACTGAAGAATGCGTCGAAAAGCTCTTCAAGATTGTCCCTAACGAATTTCCATTCATCGAATTGAAGCTTTTGACTACCCTGAATGAAATACATGAGCCGCCGCATATGCTCCGCTGCCCTGGATAAGGAATCCAAGACGAGGAAGGAGGACGAGGCATCCTCAGGGGGATCTTCTTTAAACGAATCAATAAGCTCAGCGATCCTGAGATACCCCTGAGGTTGCTTCAACAGCTTCTTATCCGGACCGAGAAGCAATCTCTGCTTGAGAGATGAGTCGACCAAAGATTCTGAGAAGTCACAAACCTCTATCCTTCCTTCCTCGATTAAATGCTTCATGTTATACATTGTATTTATCTTCTTATCCACATCAATCCAATACCCCTTCAGACCTAGGTCGCAAAGGGATCCTGCAAGGGTAGTCTTTCCTCCTCCAGGAGGACCGTATTCAAAGATTGAACTCATCGCTTTGTCTCCTTGTGCTTTGAAGAAGCACAGTTAAAAGAACTGAATTACGTTTTGGTCTTGTAGCTCTTTATATTCGCAAGCAGAAAAACTTAACTCGATTAGATCATACTCTAAGATACAATTCTTTCCTTCCTTGCAAGAAGTAAGGACGTGAGTTATTGCTTCGTGCTCATCTACTGCGTCCTTCACAAGAAATCTATGTACAACGACTTTGTCATCTGACAATACTGTTACAATGATATTCTTCATACCAAATCCTCCCTCGTGTAATACTTCAACGGGTGATAAATTCCATGTGCTCGATCGAGAAGGCAGTGGATTAATGTCTTAGGCCAAGTCTTCCATCCTTCCTCGGTTTGAACCTGACATTCATTCGAATTGAAGCCTTCGTCTTGAACCTTAAAGCCAAGTTGTTTTGATACTAACTCGAGGTTTCTCATTTCCTCTCACCTCCGGTCTGAGTTATTTGCTTATTGCTACATAGCGATTGATTACAGCACAAAACGCTTTGCTTGTAGTACTCTCAGCGTGCTTAGCACACTTAGCTATATTAGCCTGATCTTCTTCTTTCCTCTCAACACGTCTTTTATTCCCTGTTAATCCGCAAGTATTTGATCTACTACATGTTGCCATAGTTTACCACCTCCCTTCCGTCTTTGACGAGATACTCTACCCTGCTATGGGGCAAAGCCCTTGGAGTGATTTTACAGTCCTTTTGGGACGGCTTTCTATACAAAGAACGCTTAAACCGTTCCTCTTCCTCTCGCCTTAAAAGGCTTATCTCTTCCTTTGTCATACTCTTCACCTCTTGATATAAGCATTTAAGCCTAAGGTTAAAGGCTTACCATTCACTTCAAGCGAGGTCTGGATATTCCCATGCGTTGACGCAACGACAAGGGTCTTTCCTGAAGCCGATGGCTCAGGTGGATTTTGTATCTCAATTTCAATCTTAAGTAGGTTACCCTCACGAGTTACCTTCATCTAAATCACCTCCTTCCTTTTTCTCCTTCATCTTTTCGTTAAAAGCCTTTGCCCAAAGGAGATAGGCTTCCATTGGAATTGAACGACATTGAATTAAAGGGATAAAACCCTGCCCCGGAACAAGCTCACATATCCAAGGCTCTGTATAATCCTCCGAATTTTCTCCCATCATGTAAAAGAATCCCTCACCCAAATCCTCATACCAAAGCAGTTTAAGCTGTCTGCTCCCTCTAAAGTCTTTTACTTCAAGATATGAAGGATCTGACTGATCCATGCGGATTGCATCTGCCATAGCTCTTTCCTCTTCCCATCCCTTAGCTCTTAAATCAATCCAATAGTTCAAAGCTTTTATCCTTTGCTTTGTCCAGACAAAGAGGGAGTATTTCTTCCTTAAGAGAAGACTTGCCTTTTTATTTCCCTCCTTAGCTAGGGAAAACAAAGCTAACATTTCTGCATTAACGTCTTTCTGTAGTATCATAAAGCTATCCCTAAAACAATAAGCTCTAAAGCTTTAACTCTTTTCTCAAGGCTTTGAAGAGAGGAGTGCCCTCCAGAAGAAGACTGCTCACGATTAATCTCACACTCTAACTCAGCTACCAGTTCAATCTGAGTTTTCTGCGCTCTCTCCTTTGACGAAGCTATAGCTACGACTGCGCTAAAAGCCTTAGCGCTAAATCTTTGTCCAAGCAATTCTCCTTCGTATTTCTTTAAAGTAAGCTGTATAGCACAATAGAAGTGAAACCAATGATATGCCTCTTGGGGCGTTGTTGCAAGGCTATAAAACTGAGGAATATCCTTTGGATACTCAAACTGAAAGGTCCAGCTCATCCGTCGAATTAAACCCTGCATAGATCTAGCCTCAGACTTAAGAGCTCGATCCTTTGGGTTAAAGCTGGATGACATAATCCATCCTCTTAGAGAGGCATATCGGTTTAAATGAGCGAGGAGTATATTTCTATTCACTCCTAGCTTTCCTTCTAGATCAAAGGTTTCAAGTCTACGTTCATACTCTTCTAAAGAGATAGACTCGTTTAAATCTTCTAAAAGAATCAGATCTTCGAGGGGAGACTTTCCTTCAAGGTGAAGGCGCAAAACTCCAGGAGATAGTTGAGTTTTTGTCAGAGGATCCTTTACTGTCATATCATATCCTATTCTTTCCTTCTGTACAGGGTAGGCTTAAAAGGAAAGAATGAGGTGTTAGACTTTGTCTAGCTTCAGCCTAACACCTCATTCTTCTAGCCCGAGGAGAGAGCTTATTTAACCGAAGTCTTCGGGGCGAGAAAGGCATTGATTTCCTTATCCGTTACCTCGATCCCCGCCTTCGCTGCCTTCTCAAGTAAAAGCTTTATCCTGGCATTCCGTCTCTTCGCCGCTGCATCGGCCTTGGCAAGCTCCGTCTCTGACATCTCACTGCGTTTCTTATACGTTGCACCTTTGATCTCTCCACGTTTAATCTTATCTTCCCTCTCTCTTTTCTTCGACAAAAGCTTCAACCCTTCCTCGATCTCCGCCTGTGTCGGCTTACCCTTTACATCTGCTGCCATAATCACTCACCTCTATACGGTGTTCTACACCGCTTGATTTACCCTTCGTCTGAAGGGTTTAATACTCTCGCTGAAAACCTCGATCACATTGAACGACTCGATAATCTCTATCGCGTAAAACAAAATACCCCCATCCCCCAGAATGCTTCCATCCTCCGAGAATGATTCCTTTGTCTACATTCCTAGATGATCTATTAAACCAAGCAATCTTTACTCCCTCAAGCCTTGAGTGCTGGGTTATTCGAGCATTCTTTCGATGAAAGAAGGCCTCAAGATAATCCTTAAGCATTAACTTCTGCTGTGATGTCAATCGTGCCATCGTCATCTCACCTTACCTCCTCCACATTTAACATTTATCTCAATACTTAAATAAAGTGTACAGGAAAATTTAATTTAATCAACATGGAAATTTATCAATTAAATCAAATAGTTAAATGTTTGATTGAAAAAACTCAATTAAATCGGGGGTTTAAAAGGAAAAAGACAAAAGAAGACAAAAGAAGACAAAAAATAGACAAAATAAACCTCTTAAACGCACGAAATTACACGATAAATCAATTTTGTCATATTTTGTCTTGATCTCCTTCTATATCTATTTTATTTAATTCCTACACTTCTCTATCTTTACCTTAATCCTTATATTCTATTATACTTATATGAAGAGAGAGAGAGAGAGGAGAGGGGGGAAGGGTACCTAACCCAGAGGAAGGGGAAAAGGGAGGTAAGCGTAGCAGAGAGAAGGGGAAAGTTAAATTTAAAGGAAAATACAAATAGAAGGGAAACGAGACAAAAACAGACAAAATTGATTTGTTTAATGATTTTAAGGAGTTAAAGGAGATATTTTGTCTAAGCTGGGTCTTTTTTTGTCTTTCTTTGTCTTTTCTCATTTAACTCTTCGGAATGATTAAGAGATTTATCTTTCATTCTAACTATGCAGAAATACGATTTATTATTCATGTAGTTCAAGTTCAAGTTCAATACCATAGCTGACGCTTAAGCTTAATCGAATGAAGGAAAAGAGATAAGATCTTTCGACCCTATCTCTTTTACCTCGAGAACCTACTTCGCCGAAGACTTCTTTAAGTACTCGTCGAGCTCCTTCTCTGTGACAACGATGCCTTTCTCTTTCGCTTTTGCTAAGGTCAACGTGATCCTTGCTTGACGTCTAACTCTTGCTCTCTCAGCTGTGTTCATCATCTTCTCGTATCGCTCCAACTTCTCTTTGTCACTTAAATGTGTCATTCTTCTCACCTCCTTTCTTTTTAACTTACTTTGTCCTAATCTTTAATTACATACTACATCAACTCGATTAAACAATCAAGTGGAAAGAAATGTAAAGAATTCACTACGTTATACCTTAGATCGAATACTTAACAAAATCAATGGGTTACACAAACCCAAAAAGTAGGTTTCGACTTGAGGAGGAAGACGGGAGAAAAAGCGCGGTGCTTGAGATGTGATATATAGATCGAGGTTTTTTTTTCATCCCTTTCCTCGCTTCTTTCTTTACTTGAGCTATACGACAGATCTATCCTATACTTAACCTGCGGGAGGATAAGCTTATGATGGCGGTTCTGCAGAGCTCAAGCTTGGATAATTTCAGCAAGCAGAGAAAGACAAAGTTTGTCGAAGGTAAAGCAGCGAGTCGTTTATCTCTGAGAGATAGGCAGATTATCGAGTTACATTTATGTGGTAAGCGGGCGAGACAGATATCCGAGATCTGCGGAGTAGGAGTTGTGACTGTGTATAGAGTCTTAGCTTCCGAGGAAGGGATTTCGCATAAACAGCAAATTATGCAGTATTATGATAATAGATTTGAAGTTCTGTATGGAGATGTAATCGATACAATCGAGGACGGACTTCTTTCAGAAGATATGACTATAAGACTTCAGGCTGCAGATAAATGGCTTAAGGCTCATGGGAAGTTTGCTCCGAAGGTATCAGACTCTCAGGTTAATATTACGGCAGAGGATATCGTGTTTAATATCTTAAACCAGTCGGGAGAATAGAATAATGTCCTCCTTAGGAGATATATTCAAAGAGTTTAGTCTTGCCACTCTAACTGGTGGAATGTCCGACGCCTATTACGGGTATAAGAAGATGAAGGACGGAGGGAATTACTTCGACTTCATCGATCGTGCGATTGATCCAGGCGGAACGGTAGATAAAGGAACGCGTCGCTTTGGAGAAGTACTTCCTCAAGAGGTAAGGAATATTGCTCCTGCAGTTGGAGGACTAGTTGGAAACATCTGGGGTCCTGGAGGAGCAGCTGCTGGTGCAGGCGTAGGATCAAAGTTACATGGAGATGATACTCAGACAGGAATGAGAAATGCTGGTATAGCAGCATTAGCTTCTTATGCTTATGGCCAAGGGAAAGACTACTTTTCCTCTCCTTCTCCCTCCTCTCCCTCCTCTTCTCCTGAGCTAAATACCCCTCCAGCAAAAGAAACAACCTGGTTGGACTACTTAGATATGATGCCAAGTGGTTCCTCAAATCAACAGGATCAAGCCACTCCTCCACCTGCAAATCTAGGAAGGATTCAACTTCCTCAAGATATCAATCTAGAGGATATTTATGCAAACGCTTTAGCTTTAGATAACCGTAGAAAGGCTAATATCTTAAAATCCCTTTACCCTACAGGAAGAAGATAAGTGGATTATATTAAGTCCCCCCAAGTAATCGAGTATAAAGATCCGCGAGCTCATGCGACAGAGCGAGGGAATTACTCTGGACAATTCAATCGTGATTTTGCTCGGTACTTAGCAATTGAATCATTAAAGAGAGGCCTTTCTCCAAAAGAGACTTGGGCACTTGCCGTGAAAGAATCAACCTTTGGAAAGTTCGCAAATCCTAAAGACGTTCCTGTTCAAGATAGAAATGTACTTAGGTTTAACTTTGGTCAATATAAAGCAAATAATCCCCAGCATCAAAAGGAGCTGAAGGGATATCAAAATGGACCGGTGAAAGCAACGAATGATATTGAAACGGCTTTAAACTATCGCGCTCATCTTCAGAGGAAAGGAAAGGATCTTCAGGCCTATCAAGGTAAAGGAAATTATTTCTACAATAATCCTAAGGATCCAGCAACGAAGAATTATCCTCAACAAGTTCAATCCCTGATGTCAGGATTTAACAATCCTACGTGGGACGGAGTTGAGCAAGAAGCTTTAGATATCCTATACCCTAAGTCCATGGCTACGCAAACGCCTCTTAAGTCTTCCCCTAAGGAAATGCCACAGTATGATCTACAGAATCCTATGTGGAAGAAGGTCCGTGCAGAAGCATTGAGTGAAATGCTAAAGAGGACAAGGAAATGAGTGAGTCATCGAAAGAAGCCCGTGTGATCGAAGCAATGTTTTCTATCCTAAATAAGGAAGGCGAAATGGTTCCCTTCCGCCTCAATCCTGCACAGCGATCCTATGATCAGAATAGAACACAGCGAGACCTTATCCCAAAGGCTAGACAGAAAGGATTCTCCTCCCTCGGTGTAGCATATCAAGTTGTCAAGTGTCTTGGTGTTCCAGGAACACGTGCGGTGTTGATTAGTCATGAGTCTAAAGCTACACAACGTTTACTTGACAAAGCTCACCTTTATCTTAAGTATATAAAAGGACCTCAGCCTGAGATGGGTCGGCACTCTCGCGATGAGCTTTACTTTCCTAAGACTGAGTCGACCTACTACATCGGAACCGCAGGAGCGAAGAAATTCGGACGAGGTGATACCATCACAGATCTACATATCTCAGAGTATGCCTTCTGGGAGGGCGACGCGATGACTTATATTGCAGGCCTCCTTCAAGCTGTTCCACGAAGCGGATCTGTTCGTATCGAATCGACCGGAAATGGAATGGATAATGATTTTGCCTACATGTGTATGAATGCAAAATCCTTAGGCTATAATCCTTTCTTCATGCCTTTCTGGTTCGACGAGGAGTATGAGCTTCAGCCTCCGGAGGGATGGACCCTTGATCAAGTCCCTTCGAAGAATATTGATAAGCTATTTGCTATACAAAACAAATATCAGCTGAACGATCGAAAGATGTACTGGTGGGCAAATAAGCTACTTGAGTTTCGAGATAATATCAGCTTAACTCTTCAAGAGTATCCTTGTGAGCTTCTCGATTGCTTCCAGGCTGCAGGAGGAGCAATCTTCCCTAAAATAGAACAGACCCAAAGTGATGACTGGCTAAGCGAGATATACGAAGGACATCGAATTCAGAGATTAAGCCCTCACCCTATCCCCGGATATACCTACGTCTTCGGAGCAGACCCTTCAGGAGGTACAGGAAATGATGAAGCAGCAATTCTCGGCATCTGTCTTAATACCCTTGAGCAAGTCTTTGAGTTTGGTTATAATCATATCGACCCCGTCGATTTTGCTTATTATCTTAGCAAAGTCGGACAATGGTTTAATGAGGCCTATTTGGTTCCAGAAGGTAACAATCATGGTATCGCCGTTTTAAGTATTCTTTTAAGAGAATATCCTAAGGCTAAGCTCTATAAAAGAGGCTTTGCGAATAAGCGTGGTGTAGTCCTCTGGGGATGGATGACGAGTGAGACAACGAAGTCTCAGCTTGTTGGAATGATTAAAGAGCTTTGGGATGAAGGTCTTTGTCTTTATGGAGATAAAACTTACGCACAGGTTAAAGCTTTTCACGAAGATCCAGAGACAAAAAAGATGGGAGCAAAAGAGGATGGTCTTGTCATAGCTCTTGGCCTTGCCTGTATAGGCTTCCGCAAGTGGCAGACACACGTTGAACATCCTACGTGGGAAAAGCCTAAACCTAAGCGTCCTGAATCTTATATGTTTTACACTTTTGATGAGTGTTTCAATAGGAAGCCAAAGGAGTCCCCTATTCTTCAAGATCTACGAAAGAGATATGGATCTTTTCCTTTAACCCCTTAAATTGAGGAGCGCGATTATGGCAAGTATTCTAGTTCTGGATCAATGCGGTGAGGGTATCCCAATAGCTCTGAGATTAGCCCAAGAAGGAAACATAGTAAAGAGACATTCCTCGGAGGCTAAGAATCTACTCGACGGAAGACCGAATCTAAATGAAATCGGTCAGCCGCTTAAACTACTCGAACAGTTCGACTTAATCCTAGGCTATCCGGGAGCTGGGGAGTACTGTGATGAGGCTAGGAAGACGAGTCGTCTTACTCTAGGTGGGGGAGGCTTCTCGGATAAGCTTCTTGAAGAGGAGTATCATAAAAAGGTTTTAAGCCTTATTCTTGGGAGGCAGGAGTTTCCTAAGTTTATACCAAAGGAGAGTATAACCGTCCGGGTAGAAGGTTGGTTTATTAGAGAAAGCTTTCTTCCGCTCTATACTATAAGTTTGCCTTATCTAAGATTTCTTGAAGGAGACAGAGGACAGCTTACAGATGGAATGGGTAGTTATATCGTTAACTTAAATCCTTGTCAACTTACCGAAAGATTTCTTCTCCCCTTTACCCCCCTTATTGCTAAGGTAGGATATCAGGGACCCTTTTCCCTCCTATGTATGATACAAGAGGATAATGTTTTTGTTGAAACTCTAACAGCTGGATTTCAGGAAGACACTTTCTCCGCTCTAACCGAGCTAAGCAAAGTAGGGGTATTTAGCTTCTTCTGGGCTTTATCTCAAGCTGAGGGAGTAAATCTAGCAAAGGAGATAGCTTTGTCTATCAAGCTATCCCTTCCTCCATATCCATTTAATTTCAAGCTCTTGCCTACCCCTCAAGATAAGATTTCCTTAACCTTTCCTCCACAAGCCTTAAGACATATATGGCTTAGATCAGACAGGGATGGATCGAATGTTCTGGGCTGGGTAACTGCAAGAGGTGATGATCTGCATGAAGCAAAGCGTCGAGTCTATCGAACAATAGGAAATGTTGTACAGAACGAGGAGATTCAGTATCGTCGTGATATTGGACAAGGAGTAGACGAGAAGATGGGTAAGTTGAGGACATGGGGATGGATTTAATTCAGGAAGGAAAGGATTACTTTAATAGCTTTATCTCCTCTCCTACAGGACAAGCTATAGGAGAAGCGTTTAGTCCAAACGAAGCGGAAGCCTTTCCGTTAGGCAAACTCTTTAAAGCTTCAACTAAGACTCTCTCAGGAGTTAAATCAACCACAGCTGAACGCTTAGTCGGGAGATCTTTAAACGGTAAGACTATCCAAGATATTCAAAAGGGTCGAGGAGACTGGAGAGTAATTCTCTATGACGATGGAACGGCCCAGACTTTGACTAAAAAGGATCTACATGATCTTACTCGTGCAAGGGGGACAGAGGTATACTCGGGTAGGTTTAATCGTGCACAGAGAAATGAAGATCTTCCAACGCAAATGCAAATGGCTTTAACCTCCTTAGACTATCATATGAAAAGACAGTCTCCTTTTCGTTCTCGCGACTCATCTCGGGTATTACATGAACGATATCTTAGCTCAGCTCAAGAAATGACAGGAAAAGCTCCAGATACCGTCTTTGTTGAATATGGAAAGAAGCACTTTCAAATGCCTCGGGGTTATGCAGAACTCCTTGAGAAGGAAGGGCATCTTAAGATAACAAAGACAAAAGTAGATGAATCGATTTTAAAGAAATTTAAGAGGTAGCTATGACAAAGAAAAAGGAAAAGGTCAACGACTTCGTATCGAACTGGATGAGTGAGATCAAGGCAGGAGAGAGGTATCGTGAGAAGTATTCATCTTATTCTATGTGGAAGGAGTATAAGGAGTATTATCGAGGAAATTGGAAGGCTGGAGTTATTCCAGTCAATCGAGTGTTTAGCTTTGGCCGATCTCTAATCCCACAGATATACTTCCGCAACCCTCGTGTGAACATTACTCCTACTCGACCTAATCTAGTCCTCCAGGCTAGAGTACTTGAACAGCTATCAAACTGGTTGATCAAAGAGTGTCTCCTCAAAGATACAATGAAGATGGCAGGTTTATATGGATATCTCACGGGTATTGGTGCGATTAAGCTAGGCTTTGATTCAGAATACGGTTATATTCCTACACAAGTCGTTGATGATGACTCTAGCACTGTTACACAGACAGGAAGGAGAGAGGAACGCTTAATTGAATATCGAACGAATATCAAACCTGGTATGCCTTGGGCTCTTCCAGTTCAAGCAGATAGTCTTATCACTCCGATGGGATATCAGGATTCCAACTCCTTACCTTGGGTAGGCCATTATATTCTCCGTCCTCTCGAGGATGTAAGACAAGACCAGAAGTATACTGATACAGAAGAGCTGAAGGGTACTAGAAGAGCGGATATCCAAAAGACCGAACGTTCTATCTTTACAAAGGACGATTCGATTAAGCTGTGTGAGCTTTATGAGATACGTGATGCTCAGCGAGGAAGGATAATAACTCTAAGTGAGAATAAAGTCCTCCTAGATTCAGAGGATGCTCTTCAAATCGATGGTCTTCCATGGGAGTTCCTCATGTTCAATCCTGACCCAGATCACTTTTGGCCTATCTCTGATGTCAAGATTCTCGAACCTCAACAGCTCGAGTTGAATGAAACAAGAACTCAAGCTCAATCTCATCGAAGGATTGCCCTCCTCAAGTTTCTCGTAGCAAAGGGATGTATGACTCCAGCTGAGAAGGATAGACTTCTAAGCGGAGACGTTGGGCCTCTCGTTGAAGTAGATATTGAAACAATCGGTTCTCTTACAAATGCAATCTTTCTTCTTCAGCCTCACATTCCTCCAGACCTCCAGATGGCTGCTCAGGAAATCCTCCGCGATCTTCAGCTAAGTATGGGCTTCTCTGAGAATCAGGAAGGGTCCTTTCGTCGAGGTACTCCGCCTACAGCAACAGAAACAATGACAGTCCAACAGTCCTTTGATGCTCGTGTGGAAGAGCGTAAGGATATCATGGCTGATGTATTTACTAAGATTATAAGAAAATTTCATCAGTATATCTTTCGCTTCTGGACTAAGGAGCGTGTAGCAAGAATTACTGGTCCAGATGGAATGCAGTATTGGGTTCAATATACTGGGGAGCAGCTGCAGGGGGAATATGACTACCTAGTCGATGTGGAATCTGGCTTTCCTATATCGAGGGCAATGCGGATGCAGTTCGGAGATGGCTTGATGAAGCAGTATGGGGGAGATACTCTAATCGATCAGATCCGTTTGAGACAATTCCACCTACAGCAGTATGAGTGGATTATGCCTGGTGTATCCTCCTTGGTCTATACAAAGGATCCTCTCTTAGCTGCTCAAGAAGCTAATGCACGTCAGCCTAGCCCGGGAGGAGCGTCAGGAGCGGGGAATCCTCCAGGAGAAAATCAAGGGGGAGGACGTTCAGGATCTAGTCCTAAACAGCCAATGGAGATGGAGCAGATGAAAGAAATGTTTAGGCAGGGGGGTAAATAAAATGCCTCTATATGACTACCACTGTAAAATCTGTAAGCATGATTTTGAGGAGATTGCTAAAATCGATAGTAGGAATAAAACAACTTGCCCTACATGTCATAAAAAGGCTACACTGTTAACAACAAATATGAAGATAGATTGGTTTAAACCCTTCTGGCATGAACATATGGATACACGACCAGTTTACATAGAGTCAAAGCAGCATTTTAAAAAGCTGTGCAAAGAGAAAGGTGTACAAGCACCATGTTTGATGTAGCACGAGATAAGCACTTTTATATCGGAGAGGATGCATTTATTGCTATACATCCTTCTGATATGGTTCCAGTTCTCGTAAGAAGAAATGGAGGTCTATCCAAGGAGAGAATTCAATATCTTCTTGATACTACAAAAATGGACCTCGATGAGAATAGAGGTATAGGGTATACAGGTGAAGGGAAAGTCTTCTACTACCTTAAGAAGAGGGGGAATTAGTTTATGGGGCGAAAGAGTATAGCTCAATCAAATGGACCTTCCGTGCTTATTCAATACCCAGAGCAGAAGGGTGCCGTACCTGAGATTACCTACCAGGGATCTTGGAGTAGACAACTCCTTGATCAAACGACACGTCTTATGTACAAGCACCTTAGGCTTTATCGATTAGATCAAGCGCAGGAAGGATTAAAGCGAAAGAAGGAGGAAAACGATGGGTGAGAAAGAAGGAGAAGATAAGAGAAGTAATGAGGAAGAAACCGTAATCCTGAAGCCAGAACAGTATAATGCTTTGCTCGATAAGATCGCAGATCTCGAAGAGCTCGCCCTTAAGGGTTCTGGTAAAACCAAAGATGGGGAAGAGGAAGATCTTGAGGCTATTGCCGCAGCTGCAAAAGAGAAGGGGAATGGAAGGGGGCAGGATAAACCCATCGATTGGGATAAGCTATCTTCTAAGGACTTGGCCAATCTTGTCGTGGGTCATGTTGATGTACAAATGGTACAACCTATTCTTACCGAGCTCTACTCTCTACGTATTCGACAAGACATAAAGGATTTTATTCAAGACGAGAAGATCACAGACTTCAAGGATTACAAGAAGGACATTTATGAGATCTGCTCAAAGAATCCGAACATGTCTATCGCTGATGCCTATTACACCGCGAAATCAAAAAAAGAAAGAAGCGCGAAGCCTGAAGACGACGAAGAAAGAATAGACAAGGGCTCTGAGCGACATCGAGGCCAAATTGAAGGACTGCCACCTCGGCGAGGACTCCCTAAAGGGGAGAGACCTGGCCGCTCTTCCTCAGTAACAAGTGAGGACGATCCTGAGACTAGGACGGATGCGGCTAAGCGCGCGATTGAGAAGCTGAAAAAAGAGGGGCACGCGTTTTAAGCATTTCTTTTGAAGTGCAATTTAACTAAGGAGGTTTAGGGAAATGCCCCCTACCTGGAGTCAAACAGTAGATACCCTGTTTACTACTACATGGGAATACAGGAAAAAGAAAGCTACAGAGCAGGCATTCCTTCGGAACCCTCTTCTATTCTGGCTTCGTCAAAAGGGACGTGTTGAGAATATATCAGGTTACCGGCGGATTGAGATCCCTCTGGAATATGGTTCGAACGATACGGTACGGTGGATTACCAAAGGTGATTCCGTTCCGATGACAGACAGTGAGCTCGTTACGATGGCGTACGAGGAGTGGAAATACGTTGCGGTTTCAGTGATTCGCTGGTTTCAAGATGAACAGCAGAATCGTGGTGAAGCTGCAATGATTAAGCTTGTCGATCTTAAACTCGGTGCTGCGGAAAGGGCGCAGAACGAGGAATTTGAATCAGTCTTTTGGAGTGATGGTACAGGATCTAAGGAACCGAATGGCCTACAGAATTTGATATCTGCGACGCCAGCTACCGGTACGGTACATGGGCTTGATCGAGCAACGTACTCCTGGTGGAGAAACCAGCAGAAGACTGCTACAGGTTCCTTCTCTGTGTATGGAGTGCAGGACATGCGTACCTGCTTCAATGATATCATCAAATACGAGAAAGCCAACATGGGTGATCTCGTTATGTTTACAAACCAGACGATTTATGAATGGTACGAAGATCAGTGCATGGAGCAGAAGGTTCTTCAGAACACAATGCTTGCAGATGCTGGCTTTGATAACATTCAATTCAAGGGTAAGCCATTCATGTGGGCTCCCTCAGCGCCGTCTGGAGAGATCCGGTTTATTCATACCGAGTACTTGAAGCTCATCTGTGATGAGCAGTACTGGATGGATATGACGGAGTGGAAAACGATTCCTGATCAGCCGAATGACAAGGTTGCTCAAATCGTATCAGCCTGTAACCTCGTAATCTCTCGACCAATTGTCAATAAGGTCTTGAGCGGGATTACAGAATAACCCTTTAACTGTAGGGTCTCCTTTTGAATAGGGAGACCCGACACACCTTGACAGGGTGGAAGGAGATATAAGATGAAAGGTGGATTTAATGAGGTTCCAGGTAAGATCTGGAGACAGGGGCTCTTTGAAGAGTCTTCAACGCAAAAGCATCGAATTGGAGCAATGAGGCTTCTTGACGATGGAAGACTATTTGTCTATTCCAAAGCCGGAGCAGCTCTCGCAGCGGGGGAATGTAATCAAGCCGCGGCTACGGATGCCTACAGCCTTGAATGCGCCGTCGCGGTTGCTGCAGCAGTAGACGATCAATCAATCACAATCACCTATGGAGCAGGAACCACAGCAACAGCAAACTATTACAGAGATGGTTTTGCTGCGTCGGTCATGCCTGCCTATGGAATTGGAAATACGTATAAGATAAACAAGCATGCTGCAGCTGTATCGGGCGGAAGTTTGAGCATTCATCTTTACGACAAACTCCTCGTTGCTTTGACAGTCTCGTCAAAAATTACTCTTGTCAAACATCCCCAGGATGGAGTTATTCAGTCAATTATTACAACTCCGACAGGAGTGATTACGGGGGTAAGTCCCATTGCTGTAACCTCGGCCTATTACTTTTGGAATCAGGTAAGGGGTACTGCTCAGGTACTTGGGAATGGTAACTGGGTAGTTGGGGATCATCTCGTTCCTGGTGGAGTAGCTGGAGCTTTGATGCCGATGGGAGCTGTAACTGATCCGATCGTAGCATATTGCCTTAAGGATAGCACGGATACATACGGTGGATTCGCGATGCTGGCCATTCCAGGGTATTAAACTATTAACCTTTGACTAAGTATCTTGGCTCTCTCCGAAGAGAGCCAAGGGTTAACTAAGGAGGAAGAAATGATAAGAAAAAAGAATCTTGCACCAAGCCTGCTAAATTGGGTTCAGAATACTCTTCAGCTCGGCCCAGGAGTAGGAGATGTATTCTACCTCGCCCCCTCGATTACCAACGTACAGTATAAATGGGCAAAGCTTCAGGGTATTCCTGGAGATCATATGTTTACCTCTTTGGCAGCAGCCTATGCGGCCTGTACCGCTCTTCAGAATGATGTTATCCTAAGTGCTGTAGGAGACTATGTTCTTACCGCAGAACAAGATCTTAACAAGGATATGACACATATCATTGGACTCGGCGGGCCCTGCGTTCAGGGAGATTATACCCAGGGAGGTGTGAACTTTTACACCGCAACAGCTTCAGTAGTCAACACCTTCGACATCATTGCTGACAACTGCCAATTCCACAACTTTAAGGTAAGCAATGTAGGTGCGAATGCAGCAAACCTTAGCGCAGTATTTCTTGAGGGGCAAGCCAACCTCTTCAAGAATATTAACATCATGGGTATTATGTCTACAGCTCAAATCGCCTCGGCAAACCCACACTCCCTTGGTATTGGCTACGGAGGATACTTTCCCACCTTCGAAGATTGTATCATCGGAACGAATACCTGGGGACCAAGGACTCAGACAGCAAGTGGGCACCTCAAATTCACCGGAGCAGGTGTTGGAACTTATCCTCCGGATGGAGGGATCTTTAGACGTTGTCTCTTCCTAAGCTATGCAGAGACTGCTAGTATCGCAGCAATTTATCTTCCTACGACACAATGTATTGACCGTATATGGACCTTCGATAGGTGCCACTTCTCTAACTTCTGGGTTAATGCAGACACTCTGGAAGCCTATGTCATCGATGATAACTGTGGTTATACTCACCGTCACGCCTTGATTGACTGCACAGCTGATGGATATACAGAATGGCAAACCGACGATGGGTCTCCTAGAAGAGTCG